GGCCACGCTCTCAAACGTAAATGGTAGCTGATCTGGTAAGCCGTGACGGTTTTTCGCGTCCCACGCTGGCCGGTGGTTCGTGTACATAACACGTTCGCCCCCTTGGGCCTTTTTCTTGCCCGTATCGGTTGTCATGACGATTGTCTTATAATTCGCGAAAAGAACCATATCAGCCCATTCTTTTACGAGTGGGGCCGTCTTTGAACTGGTCTTTTGCCCGAGTTTTAACTCGTATCGGTCATAAGATCCCATTTCGTCCGGCTGCTCGAATTTTTTGATTTGTGCGTGAGCTGTCAAAATGACGTTGATCCCGTTGTCCACAAGCTCTGACAAGCTATTTAATAGACGACCTATCTCTTCTTGGACGTATGTATAGCCCTTGCCCCAGCCGAAATCTTCGATCCCGTTCTTTTGGTGCTGTGCGCACACATAATCGACCGCGAGCTGTTCGGCCCAATCGATCGTATCAATGACTAGCGTCTTACACGCGCCCGGGTTTGCCTTGATAAACGCGATCTCGTTTTTGAGCATTGTCCAGCTTGTGGGCTTGTCCATTCTGGCCACGTCCATATTATCGGTTGATCCTTCCGTATCGATGAATACTGGATCCGGGAATTGACTCGCAAAGCTAGACTTTCCGATTCCTTCAGGGCCATAGATCACGACTTTTTGCGCCCGTGCCTTCCTTCCTCTTGTAATTTGCATTTTTTAGTCCTCCTCGTCGTCCTCATCGTCCTCGTCGTCGTTTACCTCTAAAAGCCCACGAAGAAGGTTTTCTAGGCCTTTGCGTTTTGCCTTTTCGATCTCTTCAGTGAGATCTTTTGGCTCTTTACCGTCAAGGGTTTTGAGCTCATACGTTGCGGTAACTTCGAGCAGTTCACCTTCGAACGCTTCAGCAACTTTATACATACGGTCACCCTGCTTTTCAATAGATTCTACGCTATTGTTTGCAGCGTCTCGCAAGTCATCGGTCCACTTTGAACTATAGGCCAAAGCTCGATTATTGTTTTCATACTCCTGTAAGAAATGTCCATTTTCTTTGTTGCGAATAACGATAAATTTTTCTGTTTTTTTCATGATTTTTCCTTCTTTCTTTTAAAAGCCATTTTGCCAAGTTGGCGCGACTGTTTCTTGTGCGCCGTTCATTGCCCCGTTTAATAGTCCATTTTCAAAACTCTCGGGTTTAATACTGTACCCGTCCTCGATGAGAACCGAACATTCTCCACCCGTTGAAACGCGTGTCGCGATAGCTTGCAAGCCCTCTTTCTCTAACCACGCGCCGAATTCTGCGAGTGTGATCTGGTCCATCTGCTCGAGTTTGTCAATTAAGACAAAGCCACAATCTGGCTTGAGCTTGCGGACGATAG